CTCTAACCGCTTTAACTAGCTTACTTCGTTTCATAGTTTACGCATTTCGTTAACTAGATCGTAATATTGCATTAGGTTAATTAAGTGGTTATCAGAAATCTTCTCAGTCTTCTTTAAAGGACTAATCCCTTTAAGAACTTCCTGTAATTTTATTTTTACTACCTCGTCTTTAACTTTACTTGCTAGTTCGTCGATTTCTTTTCTAATCTTCTCTACTTCTTCATTAACTAAGTTTCTTAGTCTTGCTGTAGAATTAACTGAGGTTATAAATTCTTTTAGTATATTCTTTTGTTCTGGTAATAAAGTTTTATAGTTAGAGTTAAATTTCTCTAATAAAATTTTATACGTTAATAAACGTAAATCTTTATCGTACTTAGAATATTCTTCTATTAATGTATCTTTTACTGCTTCTTTATCTATCTCTGTAGATGTTAAATGCTCTAATACAGTTAGTTTATTATTAACTAAAAAATCCGGATTTACTAATGTTGGATTATTTTGAGCTTCTAATAGACAGTATAAAGCTGCAAGAGGTTTATAGTCTCTTACTTGAATAGCAAAAAATTCTTCTATATTATAGCTTTCTTTTAATTCTGCTATTAACTTATATTTAGCTTCTTTTAAAGCCTTCTGGTTAAATTTCCTTGAAATTTCGGTAATTGTAGATATAACTGTCTCTGCTCTAGCTTCACTTAAACTATTATTCTTTAAAATATAATCATATAATTTTAATTCTTTTGCTAATGCAGTATTACCGCCGAAGTATGTTTTTAATATACCGACTGCAGCCGACTCATTCTTAGATAATGTATCAGCAGCGATTTGTTTAACTAACAGTTCGAAAATTAAACCGGTATTCTTAAACTTGGAATGTTTTATCTTCATAATATACGGTTACTATATATAAATATGGGTTAGTCCTCTAAATCTCTTAATTGACTTTCATCTAAGAGGTTAGACTTGGTTTCTTCTGTCTTTTCAAAGATTAATTTCTTTTTATCTTCAAAAGAATCTTTGATTTGATGATAGACTGTTTGTGCTTTAGTTGTGTTAGTTTCCATCATATTTTCGTTGTCAGATGGAAATCCTCCATGCATACCATGGACTCCTAATCTATCTCTACCGCCCATTGGATCATCGTTAGTTCCGTATATCGATGCCTTCTCTTTAGGTCTACCGCCTTCAGGTCCTATTTCATTATATCCATCTGGTACAGATCCCATTGCTCCGCCTTTCTCTGTAGCGGTAGCTCTTCTACCGTACATTGAGGCTAAGTCATGAGGGGTACCATATGATCTACCTGATTTAGCAGGATCATTACCTTCAGCTTCTATTTGAGCATGTCTAAAGGCTCTCTTACCATCTTCTCTAACTAAATCTCTCATCTCATTATAAGTATCTTCTGACATATCAAATATGTTTTCATAAATGTAGTCTGAAGAGAATAATTTAGAATCTTTCATTTGATTAGCTAGATCAATCTTTTCTTTTAATAGAGCTACCTTCTCTTGTTCGTATATTACAGAAGGATTAGTAAGCTTTAATTCGAAGTTAGTTAAACTTTCTCCGGTAAAACCTTGAGTATATAGATGAACCAAAGCTATTTTAGTTAACTCTGATTCAATGATTTTTTGTATTCTTTCAACAGTTCTAGCGAACCTAATATCTTCTGCTGCAAGTGTTGCTTTACCTTGTAAGTCTCCTTCGTATCCGAAATATGCTTTCGGTATTTTAAGAGCTGCAAACATTTTAGCTTGTAGATACTGGATATCATTTGTTCCGTCATAATCTAAACCTTTAGTAGTTTCGATTCTAGTAGAAGCATCTCCGCCTCTAACCGGTATATAGAAATCCTCCATCATATTCTGCATATTGAACTTCAAGTTATATTGACCTGTAGATGGATCAACATAAGGAGTCTTTTTCATAGTGTTGATAGTCTTTTGCATAAACTGATCAACTTCTGCAGGAGGAATAGAACCAACATTAACAAAGAAAGTTCTCTTTTCAGGAGCTCTCATTATACGGTGAATTAACATCGCATCTTCCATTAACGTTAATTGTTTAAATATTTTTCTAGCAGGTTCAATATAAGATCTACCGTAAGGTAAGTAAGCATGATCAGATATTAATCTAAAGTGAGCAACTTCGTAATTATCTAATTTAACTACTTTATTATCTCTTCTAGGAATATAGTTAGGATCTTGTGATGCTGCTATACCATCAGGATCTATAGTAAATTGAACTTCAGAAGGTTTTTCTGGGTTAGCACCTTCGTGTCTGTTCATATTATATACTGTGTAAGGAAGTACGTTGTAAACACCAAAGGTTTCAGCTATTTCTAGTTTTAAGAAATAATCTCCGTACTTTAACATTCCTCTTACCCATGACCATAAGTTAAACTCTACGTTTAATACATCGTAAAATAGGTTATATAATACTCTTTGTAGATTCTCATCTGATGATTTAACGGATAGTACTTCTCCTAAATCGTTCTTTAAGGTAGCTTCATCGGCTAATATATCTAAAGCAGAAGCAATAATTGGATCGGTATCCATTGCTTCATAATCTGAGTATAACTGGATTCTTAACGTTTGATAGTTAAGACTTGGATTAAATAAGTTTTTACTATTAAATACATGTAATCTTGAGAATCTATCGATAAGTGCGTTAGTCTCAAAGTTACCAGTAGTTTGTATACGGTTTATGTCGGCTACCTTAAGATCGGTACCTCCTACGTTCCTTATTATTACATCCGAAGAGAAGAGTCTTTGTAGTCTTCCAAATAATGATTTATCGGCCATTCAATGAATATTTAGATTCAGTATATATTATAAATAGCTACGTTATAATAACCAAGATATATCTTCTTGTGACCCGTAGCCATTATCTATAAGATAAGGATTATTTTGCTGATTTCCAACTGATTTCATAACTGCTTTGTTTTTTGCATTTAAATTTTGAAAAGATGATAGTTGAGCTCTAGCTAAATCCATACCTTGTTGTCTTAATCTCAATGCAGTATCTCGTACATATAAAGCAGTTGCTGCAGATATAAGTAAATCATCGTTATAGTTGATCTGTGCTTGAGGTTTACCGTTTTTCCATACAAATACTCTCATTTCTCCTAATAATCTCTTAGACTGTATGGTTACTCCTCTTTCTCTTATATATTCTATCATTTTAGCTACTACTAAAGGTCTAGTTCTAACTGACATAGTAAAGCCTGGTACTAATTTATCTCTTTCGTATTTAGACATATAAGATTCTACTGTTTCCATTTGAGAGGTAGAACTATAATATAAGTTACTATATTGACGTTCTAATATCTGTTCTATAGTAGCCCATCCTATATTAGCATTTTCTACTACTAATAATGCATCATTATATTCTGATGCTATTCCTACTAATACGTTACCAAAATCTTTAGGAGATAATTTACCTTTATACTCACCAACTTGTGTACATGATTCTATATCAAATATATGAAATGCAGAATAATCGGCAGAATCACCTCTAGCAACATCAGCTACTACCATATAAGATTTAGTATAATCTACTCCTTCCCATATCCATAAATTACCATCTACACCTCTTTTTTCTAAAGGTTCTTTTAAGTATGTTTGTTCATAAAACATCATATCATCTGGTTCGAATACTGTATCACCAGAAGCTAAGAAATCACAATCACACTCTTGACCTGCCATTCTAGGACCTAAGTCTGAGTCTTGTTGTTCTCTCCATGCTTGATTTCTTTCAGGATGAACCGTCCATGGTAGTTTTATAGGTAAGAAGCTATTTTCTCCTGCTTCTGCTTTCTCCCAAGTTTGATGGAACCAGTTACCAATACCATTAGGTGTTGATAAAGCCATACATTGACCACCGGTTGCTAAGGTTTGTTGAGCTGCTGTAAACGTTTCTTCAATGTTATCAACAAAGGCTGCCTCATCGATAAGTAGTAATGATACTGCCTCGGATCTTGCTGCATCAGTATTAGAAGATTTCGCTGTAATTTTAGATCCATTTTTAAGTCTTAAAGATAGTTTATTCTTTTCTAATGCTGTCAAACGTAACCATTTAGGTAACTGATCATACATAAACATTGTCTTCGAAACTAAGTTACGAGCTGTAGCTTGAGTAGTTGCTAAAGCAAGAACGTTTTTATCTTTATGAAATAACATTAACCATAGAGAATAAGCAGCAGATAAAGTTGATATACCTAACTGTCTTGACTTTAAAGTAATAATATATTGATTATCTCTAAATAAATGTAATACTTTAGACTGAAATGGATAAAGATTAAAGAGTATTCTACCACGAGTAGGATGCTGAATATAGCAGTACTTCTTCATAAAGTACGCCGGATCCTTAGCACATTTTATATACTCCTGTGCTATTATCTTTTTAATATCTTGTGCCATAACTAACTTACTTTAATGTAAACAGATGAAATAGAACTTTTTGATCCTGCATAATTAACTATGTCTGTTAATGCATTGGACACTGATGCTTTATCTCCTGTTTCAATAATCTTTATAAACGAAAGAGCTTGATATTTTGATGATATCCAGTCAGTACTCTTTTCTTTTAGTTCTTCAGAGGATATATTAAACCCTCCGTATTTTTTTGCAATATCAATAAAGTTGTTTACAAACTCATCTGATAAATTAATCGAATCTGCTAATGCATTTTTCTGAGTAGGTAGTGGATCTAGTCCTGCTTTCTGAATTAGTAAGCTTATTACTCCTCCTCCGATCTTTCCTTGGTTAGCAGTCTTACCTTTTATTTCTCCTTGAAAGCTTGTACCATCTGTGGTAAAGGTTCTTAATTGCATCTTTGTGCCAGAGTCAAAATTTATGTAAGCATCTTTAGATGTAGGTGATACTGTAGAAGAAGCGTATCCATCTTTTTCAGCAGATGTTTCTTTATTTAGAACACTCATTTTACTGTCTGGTCCTAACTTCTTTAATGACACTCCTATAAGTTTCTTTTCACTGAATAACTCTAATAGGTGGTTGTTTAATTCAGCTATATCTCCATTACGTAGTGTAACGTTTTTAATTGATGGTGATACAATCCATATATCTGCAGGGTTCCATTTATCATCTGATATTCTCCATCCGTTATCTTTTCTAACTTTTTTCCAGGCTGTGTATATAGAATCTACAAATGATGAGCCTCTGTGGTATTCAAAACCAGTTCCTGCAAAAGAGTTAAGTTTCTTAGCAGTATTAATAAAAGTTAAAGCCCAACCTGGTGAATTAATAATAAATTGAATTATATCAGCAACTGGAGTATTAGAGTCAATATCACTTACTACAGAATTAAGTTTTTCTTCTGTTAAATCTGCTACTGAGATTTCACTACCTATCTTCTGTGCTAAAGCATTAACTAAGCATTGAGCTGTTTCTTGAATAGCTGTCTGTGCAGCACCACCTCCAGAACCTTTACCTCCTCCAAAATCATCAGATTTTTTAAGTTTAGAAGTACTTATTTTATTTCCTTCTTTATCTTCTAAGGTAACTGGTCCTTTGCTTATATCCCAAGCTTCTAATTCTGCTACTTTAGATCCTGCTGGATCGTTAACTAAAAAGGTTCCGCCTTTATCTAATTCTAAAGGTTCTTTATTTTTAATTTTGTAGATTAGTATATCTATCCTTTCTTCTTTTGTTTTAGAGTTTTGCTTACTTAACTCTTTAGGAGTAAGGGGTGTTTCATTTAGATTAAAACCAAACATAGATTCAAATAGAGCCATATCCTTTTCATTATTAATGTCAGGATATCCTTTTTTGGTCTTATATGACCATTCTAATATGACTCTATCGATAAGATTCATTATGCTTCTGGTTCTTCTGCTGGCTCTTCAAAATCAACTGGTTCACCTGTTAGGTCAGCTCCGCCTTCTTCACCGCCTTCTTCTCCTCCACCTCCGGCAGTATCATCTAAACCACCTCCGCCGCCTCCGGCAGTATCAGTTCCAGGAAAATCTCCTCCACCGCCTCCAGAAGAGCCTCCTGAATCTACATCAGCAGGTTCTCCTTCTCCGGCTCCGGTCATTGGACCTTCTTTGTACAATACAGCTAATTTATCTAACGCTTGTTGATAATCGTTTATTTTGTCGATATAAAATCTTTTACCCATTATCTGAGCTTCAAATCCAGTACCGGTCCATTTTAAGATATAATCTTGACCGTTCTTTAGATTAATTCTAAACTCAGTAGGTCTTGGAGAAATCCAATCGATACTATCGACAAATTCTTTAAAGTCTTCTGTTTGTAATTTTATAATAGCTGCCTGTAAAGTAGGAAACTTAGATAATATTTGATCTGTAGCATCTTCTAATACAGTCTCTTTAGAAGCTTCTTTATCACCTTCTTCTTCAGGTTTAGGTTCATCTTCTACTTCATCTACTAAAGACTCATTTACGTTTTCCTTATAGTAGTCTGGATCTTCATAATAATCGTCTTCTTCTCTTCTACGTTGTTCGTAGTCGGTATAATCATCATACCTATCTTCATCACTTTGAGCGTAATTTAATAAGTCGTTTAACGCAGCATTATTATGTAATCTAGGATTTATAATTCTTACTGTATTAGGATGAGTATCACCTCTTCCTGTGAAGAGTTCGTAATCTATACCTTCTTCATATTTCCTTTTTAAATAATCTACAACAGCTTGTATTGCGTCTAAATCATATCCAAAATGAACTTCATCATTTGAATTTTCATTCATATCGTATCTTCGCAGTGCGCTCATTATACGATCAATTTTCTTATCTATATCATTAAGGATTGCTCCGTAATCATCTGCTATTGGACCTCCTTCAGGTTCAGCTTCTTGCTCCATATTTCTTAAAACATCAGCTCTTTCGTCTTCTAAGTCTTGAAGTTTTAATCTTAAGTCCATAGCTTTCTCTAAACTGATTCCTCTTGATTTAGGTGCTGATTTTTTAGCTTGTTGAGCTTTCATTCTTGCAGCTCTTACTTTAATAGCAACTGGATCGTTTACGTCCATTCTTTCGTCAATCTTAGAAAAAGCTGATTCGATACCTTCCATCATTCTTTGCATTTTAAGCAGATTATACTGCTCAGGTCTTTCTGTTCTAAGGTATCTTTGTAGTTTTCTAAAGTTAGTTTTAGTTAAATCGAAAAACTCTCTAGCTGCTTGGTCAGTTCTAATATCATCAGATCCCATTAACTTTTTAATATCAGCTATAATATCTGAAAAGTTTTTATATAAAGATCCAAAAGAAGGAAGTTTAATTACCTTATGTCCTATTTGCCCTGTCTCTTTATTTTTACTGTAAGTCTTAAAATATGTTTCCATACTACTGCTAAAGAAATCATGTTCCCCGTTAAACATTGGCTCACCGTATCTTTTAACGATACCAGCTCTTTGTTTATCAGTAAGATCTTCCCATTGTAAAACGTTGCTATTAGCTTTCTTTTCCATTTCAGCTTTAGCCATTTCATCTATAGTACCTGAAGTTCTACCTCTTTTGGCATAAAAAGCTCTTTGAGCTGCAGCTTCTCTATCTAAACCACTCATTACGTGGTCAACTATCTTCATTAAAGCAACAGGAGAAATTTCTTCTGGTGAGTAATTACCGTCGGTATAATATGATTCGATACCAGCTATTCTTGATCCGCCTTTACCGTTCATACCAGCTTCTCCAGCTTCTGCATCATCGATAGAGTAACCTCCTAATTGTCTGATATAAAATTGATTTTTATCTTTATCGAAGTCAAATATTACATATTGATCATTAGTATCTGATCTTCTTGTAACCATAAAGCTATTATCACTGTGAAAATGATCTTTTACGTGGTACTTAGTATTTAAGTAATCGAATAGTTTACCGCTATCCATTTCGTTAAGCAGTTCGCTGTATGACTCTAATATGAGTTTTTCTAATTTATGCATACTATTTCTTTTTCTTTTTGTAGCCTTTATGCCAGTGTTCTTTTTGAGTAACTATTTTTAACTCTTCAACAGGAATATCTTCTACTACTTTTTTACCTTCTTTAAATAATACGTCATAATGAGTAACAACATATTTATTTCCTTCTTTTATTAAGGTATGTTTTTCTGGAATGCAAATACCTTCTCCGTATGTTTCATGAACTACCTTAGCAGCACAATCGTGTTTATATCCAGGAGCTGATTCTTTAGATAGTTTATCTAAATATTTAGCTTGATCGCCATGTCCTTTAACAGACTTCTTTAATTGCTTTACAATCTTCTTAACTTGGCTTTTTTCTTTTTTATCAAGTTCAGCTTCATTCTTTTCAGCTTTTGTAGCGTAAATAGCTTTTCTTTGAGCGTCAGATTTATACTTACCTTCATCCATATCATCTTCTTCTTCATCGTAGTATTCTTGAATCTCTTCGATGATAGATTCTAATGTAGTGTCGTATCTATTAGAACTTGAACCGAAATCAAAGGCACCGTAAGCATCTCCTTTAGATAGCATTCTTGGAAACTTCTCTCTAACAATTTCTCTAGCTTCATCTCCTTTTTGAGCCAACTCATCTAAAATAGCTTGTAGATCATAGATAGCATTTTTTTGATCTGATGAAAGTTCAGTTAATTCTTGATTATGATGAGTTCCTGCTACTGCTTGATCTAAATGTTTTTCTAATTCTTTCTTTTTAGCAGTTAAATCTTTTAATTGAGATACTACTGATTTATCACCAGCTTTGTATTGTTTTGCTAATTCTTTCATTTTAGCAACTACTTGACTATGTGCTTTTTGAATCTTAGCAGCTTTTATCTCGTCAATATTTTTACGTCTTGGATATTGAGTTGACATATCTCTTAAGTCACCAACAACTGATTGCATTGCTTTTGCTAATGTTTCAAACTGATCGGCAGTAACTTGAATATAATCTCCTCCAAATTCAGTTTGTGATGGTACTGTGATTTGTACCATTACTCCTTTTTTGCCACCAGAGAATCTTTTTATTTGCATACCGCCTTTATCGTATAGTTCAGTACCTTCGTTAACTCCTTCTTCTAAAGCTAACTTATCAATAAGAGGTTGTTTTTCTTCTGAATCTAAATAGTGATATGCTGCAGACATATAGTCTCTAGCTAATATTAATTTCTTTTGCCACCAGTTAGGAAAATCTACTTCCCCATCTACTTGATCATATTGAGCTAATTTCTTTGCTAATTTAGCAGCATAAGTAGCTGTTTCAAAAGCAGATGACTTTAACATACTAGGCTCATCATCTTGATGTCCTACATCTAAATCATCTTCTCCGTGTCCTTCATTAAATGATTTCATCCAGTTAGCTAAGATCTCTCTTGCTTCTCTTTTATCTAAACCAAATTCTTTTTGCAAATAAGGAGCAGCACCAAACATATTAGTTACTCCTGAATCTCTTAATGCTAATAAGAAATCACTATATTTTTTATCTATATTTTCTCCTAAAGGTGTCCCATCATCATCGTAAGCTACTCCATGATCTTCCTCATCGTCTTTTTGTTCTTGGTCAGGATCGTAAGCTTCTTCTAAGTCGTGACTTGCGTCTACTACTTGAATACCTTGAGACTGTAAATCCATAGCTGCATCGTATATAAATGCTGCAACATCTTCACCTGGTTCTCCGTCATCTTTAGCTCTAAAGTTAAAGTATATGATCACATTACCGTCTCCATCGTCATCTACTATATCAGTTTTAACATAAGTTGGATCTAAATTTTGATCTAATACAGCCATTGCTTTTTTATAATCAGATCTTGCAACCTTAATATATGTAGTTTGATGTGCTCCTTCTCCTTCTTTAACTCCTACTTTGTCTCTTTTAGCAAATACCTTTTCTTTGTCTTCATCAGATAGTTGACTAAAATCTTTACCTCCAAATTCTTTATGAGCAATTAAATCCAATCTATCTGTTTCTTCATGGCTTAACTCTCTACCTTTATAGTTTACTTTTTCATTTAGAGATTTGAAGTGTTTTAATAGCTCATTTGCTAGTACATCAACGTTAACGATTGCCTCTCCTGAAGGTTTAACACCTACATCAACTAACTCTTTATCGAATGAAAAATCTACTAGGTGCAACGAATCGTCACTAATATAGAAAGAAAATTCATCTGTACCGCCTTCTCCTTTGTACGTTACCTCTATATCAAAGCTGTTAGGTTCAATACGGTGAGCTTTCATTCTAGCTAATTCATCACCAGCCTTCTTTAAAGCTATAGCTAATGCTTTACCCACTTGTTTAGCAATTGCTTTAGTTTCGTTATTGTCAAACTCAACGCCTGAGTTTTTATCTAATTCTTTTAAGTCTTGACCTTTTGCAGTTTCAATTCCAGTTATAGCAGGATCTTTTTTAAGGTCCATAGCAGTTTTTCTGTCCATTTGTACAGCTTTAGTTTCGCCGCCTTTGGTAGAGATAAACATAGTTTCCTCTTTTTCTGCTAATTGCTTTTGTAGGGATTCTTTTATAGTAGTGAGTTGCTCTACTGTATTAGTAGAGAAGAGTTGGTCTGTTGCAGGAGACTTAGTAGATTGAATGCTTTGCAAAGCAGATTCTACCTGCGTTAGACGTTTTTTGATTTCATCGTACGTCATCGTAGTGTATTTTATTGTATAGCTATATAAATAAATAGATTAATCTTCCCAAATAACGTTTTTAAACTTTTCTGGTGATAATCCAAAATAATCTGTTCTCCATTGTGTTTGCTCAAAGAAATCTAAATTATACCATTCATCTTTCTTTTTCCACAATGTTTTAGCAATATCATCCCAATCTTGATTGATAACGAATTGCTCTATTTCTTGTTTCTTTTCCATCACATGACAGAAGTTAAAAGAATCCCATTCATAGTGAAATACTTCAAAGACAGCATCTGCTGATACATAATCTATTGAAATATCTATTCCCCATTTAGGTTTCATTTTAACTAACTTAAACAACATAGGATTAGCTTCATTTGCTAAATATTCAATTTGCTCTAAAGCAGTAGAATAAAATCCTTTTCTTTCAAATAAGTCTGAGTGATTAATATGAGCTCCTTCTTTTTTATCACATAAGATCCAGTCATATCTTAAACAATCTTCATGTCTTCTTGCTATAGGTTCAAATCCGTTATAAGGGAGGAAAGCCTGTTCGGCTTTAGTTAAGTGATAACCATTTTGATCAAATAAATCCACAGATCGTGGATCTTTTAGAGTTTCTATCTCTTCAGTGGCGTCTAAAAAATAAGCATTACGATTTAATCTATTGTCTGCTATTTTCATTCTTTTTTCCTGATTTCATATTTGCACACCAGTGATACATTTTTCCTTTCTCACCACCGTACTTTTTAGCTTTTGTTCTCAAGCTAGTTACAGAACCTTTACAACTAGCACCAGATTTTTTTACTCTACCTGGTTTAGATTTACCTTTAACTTTACCGTCTTTAAAGTTTTCGTCTAATACTTCTCTTACGAGCTCTAATATTTGTGATTTTTTAAAAGGCATTTCTTTTTTCTAGTTCTCTTTTAATAATGTTTTTCTTCTTTCTATAAGAAGGATTTTCATACATCTTTTTTAATTCCTCTGTAGATGTATTAGATGGTGTATAATGTATCCAGGTAAATGTATTTAACATCTTACCTCTCTTGTCTCTATCGTATTGTTTAGTACTAGGTTTTAATTTAGCAGGCATTATTTCTTTTTCCAAATTTCGCCTCTTCTACAACGAACAACTGCCCCGGAGGCGTAAGCTGATGGCCAGGTGTCATATTTACTCTTTGCTAATCTAGTACATCTATCGTCTTTCTCCATTATAACCTCTTTACCTTCTCTTTCTTGTAATAAACCTACAACTAGATTTCTAATATCTTCTTTAGTTACTTTTTTATACCCAGAACCAAATGGTGCTGCTTTATCATTATGATTAGGAGCTACATTTTCTTTATTATATTGAGTTACTGGAGGAACTTTAGATCTTTGTTTATCTTTAGGATCACTTAATCTAGCTCCTCTTTCTTGAGCATCTTTAGTTAATCTTCCTTTTACTAAGTTACCTGATTTAGTAAAGTAATGTCCTTTTGGAGCACCTTTAGTTTCTCCTTTTAGAGCTTTACCTGCTTTCTTTGCATCTTTGTAAGCATTAGAGTTACCATGAGATGATTTCTTTCCAGCTTTTTTCTTAGCATTTATATTAGCCCAAAGGCCTTCTTTTTTTACGGTTGCTTTTTTAGTATTTTTCACGACTGTTTTTCCTTTACTACCTGCTTTCTTTTTCTTTGCTGCAGTAGCGGCTCTTTGGCCTTTAGTTAAACTTTGTGCTTTCGCTTTTGGTAAACATCTATCAGGATTTTTTTTATTCTTAGAAGTTCCGCAAGGTCCTGCTATATTACCAGAAGATGATATTCTTACCCACTTTTCTTTTTTAAACCAATCACGCAAAGATTCCTGTACGAGCTCTCTCATAAAAGCATAAACATCAGCAGGTATCTTTTTATTTGTATCGGTCATTACCCTCCTATTTTTACAACTTCAGATAAAAGTTTAATTACAACACCGGCAAGCACTGTAAATATAATCCAGAGTGCTTTATTGACTCCATCTCTCCATCTTGATAGATCTTGGACTTCAGCCATTTTTTTTGCAAACTCTTTATCTCCTTGTTCCATCTTTCTCCTGAAGGTCGTGTTTTGGTTTGTCTTTACAATTACTCCGTCTTCAGGATTAAGTAATGTGTATTTAAGATCCGAAATATCTTGCTTTAGGTCTTTTACGTCCTCTACCATAGCCTGGAGTTCTCCATTTGGCATATGTTTTTTAATATGTACAAGCTCTGATAATACGGATTCTAGCAGCTGCTTTTGTGTCATAAGGCTTTAATATAGTAATGTAAATATAAATATAAATATATACTACTCTAGCTTATTACGTAAGTAAGTAATAAATTCTTGGAATTTCTCTGTATATAGTTCTTTTGTCTTACTTTTATTAACTTTCCATGTCTCAACATCTCCTTGTTCAGTAACAAAAGAATCATCAGCATTCTTCATTTCTTCCAATTCTTGCTCTAGTTGAGCTATGAAATACTCTATATTTCCTTTACGAGCATGCATTAAATAATTTTCATATTGCCCGTTCTTTTTAAGTTCAGCTTCATAATCTATAAAACAGTTGAAGCACATTTTATGAACTTTATAAATCTTCTTACTTAGGTGATGATGCATTGAACCTCCACATTTAGGGCAAGCTAAAGGTACATGTACTGCTTTTTTAGCTTTATCTAATTTGGTAACGTTCTGCTTTAAACCATTTTTGATAGTCCACTTCTTACCATTCTCTTCCCAAACATCGCCTTCTTTATGTCTATTTGACGTTCTTTTATACCCAGATTGATACTTAGTCTTAGATGTGTAATCTTTATTAACTAAGTTTCTTATTCTCTCTACGTCTGATGGTCTAAACTCTTTTTTTAGAGCATTATCACTCATAACCTAACTCTTTTAGTCCTTGAATAGCAGGACCAATATCACCACCTTTTACTCTAAAAGCGATTCCACCTTTTGCTATCCATTCTTTAATATTTGATTTTTTATCGTCTATAAGAATGCTATTTTCATTAGCATATCTTTGTTTGTCTGCTGAATAAGCCATTATTACTTTAGGCTTAGGGTTTAAATTATTTTTAGCCCAAAGTTGTTTACCTAATCTAGAACCATTATCTCTAGAAGGAGAAGTTAAAAGATCTGGTTTATATGGAGATATAAAGTTCCATAATTCTTGACCTTGTGGCATCCAGTCCATTCCTACCCAAAAACCTACACCTACAATCTTATCAATAAACTTCCAAAACTCTTCTATACCGAATATAGCTTCAAAGTCTTTTGGTTTAACTACTTTCTGAATGTCTTTTAGAGGGTAGTGATCAGGTCCTACTTCGTTTAATTTTTGATGAAATCTCTTTTCGAAATCAGTTAGTACACCGTCCATATCACAGTATATCTTGTATGGAGGAGTTTCTTTTTGTTCCGGAAGCGGATATGCTTCTAATAAATCTACAATACTTGTATTCATATAACCTTTATTTAAGTGTATTTTCTATAGTAAATATACGAACTTTTACGTTCTTAAACAACTTTTTGAGTGACTTTTTTTTCATAAGGCTTATCTTGTATCATAGCTGTGCTTCCGCATTTATTACATTTTGCTAAATATGAACCTGTTTTCCAGTAAGACTTAATCATATATTCATTACAGCACTTCATTAGTTATTTTTTAAACTATCTTCCCAGTTTCTAAAAGTTATATTACCTAACGTATATGCTTCTTTTTCAAGTTCTAAAAGCTTACTATCAGCAGTTGTATCTTGTGTCTGTATATTATGTAAAGTACCTTGTAAGTTTTGGATGTGATGCACCATTTCATGAGCATATGATCTTACAATATCTTTATCGTGTCTACCTGAAGTATATAATACTATTTCTCTACTGTTAGGATCGTAGTATGCAGTTTTACCAAAAAAGTTAGAAGCATTTGCTTCATCTTTTCTTAATTTAACTTCTGGTAAAGGAGTTATATTCATTCCTAATTCTAACATATATTCAGTCAGAGAAGTAATATAATCTTTTAATTCAGGTTTAGATTGTTCTACCCCTTCTTTCATTTCTGGATGAAACATAAACTTAACAATCGTAGCATCTTTAGCTACTTCTTTACCGTCTATTTCTATACCAATTGGATAAGGCTTAGTTTTATCATCTGCCCAATAAGCTACGTCGTAACTTTTATCTTCATTACTAGTTACTAATAAACCTCTATTATAAGTGTCTTCTTCTGCTTGAAGCACAACCATTTTACCGGTTGGTAGAATCATATCACCCATTAGTCGAATATCACCTTCGTCATATCCGTCTTTATTATATCGATTTTCTTCTGTAAAATATCCTTCTACAAATCCTTCGATATTAGATGATAATATTTCTGCTACTATTTTATCTTTCAAATCGTTTAAAATATTTAATATTTCTTCTCTAGACAAATCTTCAGGAAAAAAGTCTGTTATAGTATCTAAATTACCAGATAGTATACTCTTTCTAAAATCTGTTGCTCTTACTCCTGATCCTGGTTTAGAAGCTAAAGCTAATCCCTGTACATTAGGTGCATTTTTAAATGTAGTAACTCTTCTTAAATCTACGAAGTCTTCTTCTGATCTTACTCCTGTTACTGCTACAAATCCAGTTTCAGGATCTGCTTGTGCATAATCTTTTGCAGCAAACATTGGATTACTTCCTCCGTCTAAAATTTCTACATTACCTAAATATTTAGCATAGATATTCCAAATACTCAATGCTTCGTCTTTGTCTATACCGTTTCTTTCTCCAGCACCTACAAAAACAATTACTTTACTTATATCTGGTTTTTCATTTGATTTACCTGTAACTAAATCAGCTCCTTTTTCTTTATAGTTATCTTTATTATAAATAGAACCATTATAAGAGCCGTCGAGTAAAGATTTTACTACGTTAAAATGACCTCTATGAGGTGGTTTGAATGCTCCTGGGTATAATGCTATCATGTTAAAAATGCTTGTACTTTTGAATCTATTTCTTTAGGAGTAGCATGTTGTAAAAGCTTTTGAAACTTATCATTAAACAACATATCAGCAATATTATCTAATACTGCTACTTCTCTTTCATCCTGTTTAGCTTTTCTATCTCTATACTTTTTAAGAACTTCTTTCATTTTATCTTGACCAGGTCCTACTCCATTTTTATCGTAAGCATCTTTAAATGCTTTTTTTAGAGCTCTATCTTCGCTATAGTTATTTTTATCATAATCTAAACTACCAATATGTTTTTTAAACTCTTCTTCTTCTTGAGTAGTTAACTCAATAGGTTTTCTAAAACTAGAACCTCCGATTCCGTTTTCTTCGTTATATCTTTTCAAGTAATCTTCTATACCAGAAGGTCCGTTTTTAGCAGCAGTATTAAATGCTTCTATTTCTTTACTATATTTACCTCCTCTATCGGAAACATGAATAGCTAAATTACCGTTTGTAATTTTATCATAATCAGCAATTAATTGGTAAACGTTTCTCCAAGTTGAAAATACTGCTGAAGCAGGTACATTTCTATCAGCTCTAGAAAAGTTAGAAATATAAGAGATCATTGGATGAGTGTATACCATTACCATGAATACTTTGTATCCTTTATCTACTAAAGACTGAATCTTTTTAGGGTTAGAAGCTGTAGTATCCCAAACGAAACTAGTTCCTTTGTCTGCTAGCTCCTCCGCCGTTTTGTCTGCTAGACGTGCTGCCGCCCCTAGATTGTTGTACGCTGGATGATCCGGATCCTCTATATACTTGTCTGGGTTTATTTGAGGGAGTGATGATAGGGACAATTGGCTTAACAGGTACGTTTTGCCTGCTCCAGCTCCCCCTGCCATTACTACCACTTTCGGGCCTGAGGTAGATTCTAAGATTAGATCTGTTAATTTGATCATTGTTATTGTTATTAATTATTTTTACGTCTAGACCTTTGTCTTTAAAGTCTCTTATAACCCTATCCACATTATCTATACGGATAACTCTTCTAGGTTTATTATTTCTAATAGTTACTTGATCACTTATGGTCCTATTATTATAATTAGCTATATTACTCCCTCTCCTACCGACTATGTAAGCAGTATTTGATCTATTTCTATTTCGCCATGCATAATCGTTCATTTCATTTCTCCAGCCGAAGTTATTATAGAATGGATGTCCGTAACCCCATCTCCAGCTATCGTATCTATTCCAGTGATTCCATCCCCATCCATTAAATCCTAATGTATTCCAATGGTTGAATCCATAATTAAAAGAGTAGTTAGATGACCAATTCCACCAGTATTGGTGTGAATTCCAATAAAAATCATATGGCGATCTAAATGGACTTCTGTGCATTCTATTATTCCAGTAGAAATCATAATGCCATCTTAGATCTTGGTTCATTGCATATCTAGCAAAGTTCCATCTAAATGTATCATCTGTTCTAAACTTTCTTGCAAGTTCAAATTCATTATTTATAACACTTACATCCACTGTATCACCAGCACTATCGTATATTGGGTCGTAATTTAAAGTTGTCAACTTATATGTTGTACCACAAGAGGTGAGTAATAATAAGGATAATAATGTTATAAAGTTTTTCATAATTTTAAAGTAGTTGGGTAACTATTATAAATAGGTTCAACTGTAGGGTTCTCTAAATTATATAGTTTGTATATAGTCTTAAATAAATCAAAATTATAGTCAATTTCATCTATAACTTTAATTTTCCACCCCTTTCCTTGGTATACTCCTTCTTTCTTTGAAGGACCTCTTGATTGAGCTTTTAACCAAATAATTCCAGTTCTTTCAATCTTTATACCTTTAGATTCTTCTAATGCTTTTGCATAAGAAGCTAACTGTAAATCGTATGATTTATGAATACTATTAGATGTTTTAATATCTAATAACCAAACTTCACCATCCATCTTTACAACTAAATCAGCAGTACCTGCATATTTATGCTCATCTGAATAAACAAAATCTTCTGCTGATATAAGTTCCGGCTTGTGTGTAGTCCAGAAATCATGAAATTTTAAAATCATTTCCCAAACTAATTGAGAATATTTAGCATTTCCATAGTCGTCCATCCATGAAATTTCTTCTCCTAATACTAACGATTCTGCTGCCTCATGAACTTGAGTACCCTCTTTTCCAGCTCTTCTCATAATAAGATCGGCGCTATGCCCAACATCCTTAAGCCATGACTCAAAGAATTTATTTTTGGGCATATACTGGAGTATGGTAGTTACAGATGGGTAGTATACTCCTTCCGATCTCTTATACACTCTTCTATCTAAAAAATTAATTTGTTTTAACTCTGGTTGAAAATCCAACCTCTTTTTTTCATTCTGCTTGAGAATGTTCATACCTTGTTTTATCATAGGTCTAATTTGTGCAGCATTAGACGAGACAGGTCTAACTCTTCTGCTGATTGAATATGTTCGGTAAAAGCTCGAAATCCCATTTCGGAAGGATCTTTATCCTTCATCTCAACTATAAAAACTCTTTTACCATTATTTAAAAATTGTTCTGCTATTTGTAATGCTCTAGATTTAGCATCGTTATCTAAGGCAATATAGATGTCTCTTACATTGCTTGTTATAATCTTTTTATAAAGTTCTTTAGAAATACTCTTCCCCAATATAGGAATAGCGTTTCGGCGTATTGCAATAGCATCAAATACTCCCTCGCATATAATAATAGGTGCATTCCAGTTAATCAGATTTTCGAAGAATATTATGTCTTTGGAAGCTTCAGGATTTTTGTACTTAAAGTAGCTTCCATCAAAACTTCTTGCAATAAAAAAGTTGAGCGTACCGGATGAAGTATAACTTGGGATAATGACTCTTCCTCCATATTCTCCAGTTGTACAGTATCCAACACCGTATTTAATAAAATCATTGTCGGTAAGTCCTCGTTCATATAAGTATTTTTTAACTAGATTAGCTATAACTGAAGTACTGGAAGCGGAATAGAGGGGTTGGTATTCTTTCGGTAGCTCTATTATAGATAGCTGCTTATATTCTATTTGTGAACCTCTCGGTACGTATTTTAATATCTCGTTAGCAGTATCTCTAGGAGTTTTTAATTGTTTAAGAAGTGATCTTATTGTACGTCCTTTAGTTTGGCATACCCAGCATTCCCAAGGATTTTGACCTTGTTCATTAGTGCTCATCTTAATCTCAAGCTTAGGCTTATGATGATTGCAAAAAGGGCAATGGAAAGCGTGATTATCTCTTGCTCTCTTATGAGATTTGCCTAACAAATTTTCAATAGAGCCCAGTAGGAATGTATAATCCATACAATGTTCTGTAACTAGTTATACTATAATATAAGAAGAATTAGTCTAAATATCAACTAATTTTAGGTGTTTTTTCTGATTTACCATAACATTTGAAGGTCTGATGTCTAATTCATCAGGATCTATTCCGTATTGTTGAGCTTCCTTTTCTACTGCGTTAATCCACTCTTCCGGAATATTACCTTTAAACTCTCCTAAAACCTCCATTTGTATAATACCCAATTTAGGGTTAATAACCTCTACATCGTATATTCTAGCGAAGTTATTTGTTTTTTTACCTTTAAGTGCTTCTGCGTGTTCTAATTCGATTTCGTCTGTGGTTACTTTATAAACTCTTCCGTTAAGTAAATAAGCTGAACCGTAGTCACCTGAACCGAGGTGCTTTCCTCCTTGATCTAGTATTTTATCAACCTGCTTTTCAAAATCAGGATCATAGTATAAAATTTCTCCTAGTATAACGTGTGAAAGTCTCATACATGTTTTATTTAGTAGGAGTTTTGAAATGAAATTTTATAGTAGGGTAGTAGTATCTATCGTCGTCAGAGTCTGCGTAATTGCTGTCACTGGTGATTTCATATCCTTTAGACTCTATAAACTTTATAATTTCACTCCAGTGTTTTGGATCAAAATCAGATTGTGTTTTAAAAGTTACTTTACCAAAAGACATATCTTTTAATGGATCATCATCACTTCTCCCACCAACGTAATCTCCCATACTAACATATAATTCTCCAGACTTAGTCGCGTTTCGTATATCTCTAGCTAAACTATCTTCTTGATTACTGTAGTCTGTATTTTCTAATATTATGTCTAATATTTTCATAGTTTAAAAATTTTGACCTTTAAATTACCTGTTCCTTTAATAAGACGGTGATAGGTCTCTTTTGGTATAAATAGTTTATTTTCAGATAATACCTGTGGTGTACCGTTATCTAGTTGGAATTTCCAATCAGTATCATGCATAGCCTGTACTACTCTATCTTCTTTATCTCTATGCCAAACAAATTCAAAAGTAGATGTATTAGATGAAAATTCTCTAACTGTATAGTCTTTTGTTATCGATTCTGTATAAGGTCTATTCATTATGTTGCGAACCATCTCATGAAAAATTTATTACTCTCAGTATGTGTTCCACTGTATAAAGTAAAGACTGTTGCTGTAGAGCTATACCCCTGTACAAATGCTCCTGCTGAATTATAAAAAGCATAAGAAGACACACTGTAGCCGTAATC